CAAAACGGTATTTCTATCGGTAAGATCATGGGTCTTAAAAAACCAGTCTACAACTCTGACATTTCTGGTCAGAATGAAGACTTTGGTGTAATCAGAGTAGATTGCGCATTTTAATTAAGATTGAGGTGGTCTTCGGACCACCTCTTTCTACTAAACAGGAGTTTTAAATGGAAGAAAAAAAGACTATGAAAGTTATCTCAGAAACAGACTTATATGTATCACTAAAAACTGGTGATGCTGTTCGTTTATACGCAGGAGAAGCAAGAGAATTCCCAGAGTATATTGGATATGCTTGTATACAAGCTGGGGCTAAGGAAGTAAGAGAAGAACCTAAGCCAAAGCCTGAACCTAAAGCAAAGCCAAAACTCGTTAAAAAAACAGAGAAAAAAGAAGAAGAAAAATAGATGGCTGGTACGTTACAAGCACAACACATATTATCCAGGGTACGTAATGTGCTTCAGGACAACACTGGTGTGCGTTGGACCGATGGTGAACTATTTGATTATTTAAGTGATGCACAGAGAGAGGTTGCTAATATTCGTCCTGATGCTACTGCCACACATTCTAATGTACAGTTAGTTACTGGCACGGAACAAACCATACCAGCTGATGGACTAAGGCTTGTAAAATTAGTAAGGAATGTTGCAAGCACCTCTGCAAGCGCTACCGGCGGTAGAAGTATCCGGGTGGTATCAGAAGATGCTTTAAATAGTACAGAACCAAATTGGCATGACCCAACCGTAACTGGTGATGCTACACACGGCACTGAGGTTAAACACTATATCTTTGATGGAGATGACCCTAGAGTGTTTTATGTATACCCCGGAGTTTCTGGTAATGCTTATGTAGAGCTAGTGTATTCTAAAAATCCTACTAGTATTAGTTCAAACACTGATTTGATACAAGTGGATGATATCTTTGCAAATGCATTGATTAATTTTGTTTTGTACAGAGCTTATCTAAAAGACGGTGAGTTTGCTGGTAATCAGCAACGTGCTGGTGCTCATTACCAATTATTTTCTTCAAGTTTAGCTAGAGGTGGAGTAGTTCAACAAGCAGTGCAACCTGACCAAGGAGTAATAAATGGCTAGTTTTGATTCATTAATTAAAGATGTTTTACCATACGTTCCGGGTTGTCCTGATTCGTTGATAGAAACTACACTACGTTCTGCAACTATAGAGCTTTGTGAAAAAAGTAAAGCTTTTACTCATGATTTAGACCCAATAACTACTATATCAGGGACTTATGAGTATGAGTTTGACCAACCCAGCGGTACAGATGTACATCAAATATTATGGGCTACTTATGATGGGAATGATTTAGACCCAATTAGTCCAAGAAGTCTAGAGTTAAATTACCCTGATTGGCGAGATAAATCAGGTATACCAACTGTGTACTTACAAAAAACACCGGATACTTTTTGGTTAGTACCAGTTCCTAACGCAAAAAATGTAAATGGTTTATTGTTAAACGTAGCTTTAAAACCTAGTAGAACTACTAATAGTATAGACACTAATTTTAGTAATGATTATCGAGACGGCATTATTTATGGTGCTGTTTACAGGCTGTTGAGAATGCCTAGTAAAGAATGGACAGACCCAGTAGCTGCTGCGGACTATTTTAACTTATTTCAAGCTCAGGTATCTGATGCAGAATTAAGAGGTAGAGGCGGTAATATTGGTGTGAAAAGAACAGTAAAATATAAAGGTGCAGGTTTATCCCCAAGGAAGAGGTATGGACGTTATGGCAAAGAGTTGGACTATTAATGGTAAGGTTTTTGAATACATCCCTATAGAGGATGTAAAAGTTGCTTACAATACAATAGAACCAGATCTTAAAAAAGTAACCCAAAAAGCAGACGCTGATTGGATACCTGCTGATGTATACGTAGCACTACGAAAAGGGAGTTCTGAGCTATACATGGTATATGAGAAAGATTACTATGTAGGTTTTGTTATAGTGTCAATTTTAGATGATGCTGGAGGAGAAAAAACATTATACATTTGGGTTGCATATAGCAGACCCGGGTATAATATAGTAGGCGCAGGTGTAGAGTTTTTAGAAGGTCTAATACAAAACACCAGCATAACAGGAATGGAGTTCCATTCCGACCGTTCTGGATGGAGTAGAGCGGCTAAAAAGCACGGATTTAAAGCGGTAACAACAGTTTATAGAAAGGAAGTGTAATGGTTAAAGGTCCAAAACCTCAAGAGTACAAGCCGAGCGAAACTGAAAAAACTCAAGCGGCTTTAGCAAAGTCTGATCAACAGTATTTTGAACAGACTTATGATCCTTTATTAAGGCAAATGCGTGATGAGTCTTTAAAACAAGATACACGCAAAACTCTTCGCGGTCGTGCGCAAGCTGACACTATGCAAGCTACAACTGGAGGCCCACTTAATTTAGGGGTGGTTTCCGGTGTGGACACTGCAGCAAATAGAGCTTTAGGTGCGGTTGGTAATATCTTAAATGCTAATGTAGTTGCCTCTGATGTAAAGGCTAACCAACAACTTGGGGTTTTAGCGACCGCTAGAGGCCAACAAGCTGATGCGGGCAGTGGGTTAGCGCAGGCGTCTAAATTAGCTAGAGCAGAAGATTTAAATAGAGCAACGGCTGCTTTAAGTAGAAGAACCAATATTATGAGTAATATAGGTAAGATCGGTAGTGCGTACGCTAAAGGAAAGGGTGCGGAGTATAGAGCAAAAAACCCTTTTAATAAAACGACTTCTTAATTATGTATAATATACGCTATCAAATTCCAAAAATACTTTCAGAAAAAAAGGCAGCAGAAGTAAAAGACCCAGATAAAGTCTTTGCTGATGTTACGCAAAGGCAGGCTGATAGATATGAACGTGAGTTCAAACCTTTCGAGACTGATTTAATTCAGCGTACTCGAACTGACACTAGTTTAGTAGATTCAGTCCCAGAGGATATAGCGCAACAACAAAGAATTGCAGAGGATGTGAGTAGAAGAAATAGGGAGAGGTTTGGTTTTGAATCTACTGCAGCTTTAAGCGAAGAAAGACAAAGAGCTTTACAAAGAGGAGGAGCGATTAATTTAGCGGGTGGTTTAAATGAAGCTAGACTATCTCAATTAAATCAAAATCAAAAAGTTTTAAGTGATTTAATAAATATTGGGCAAGGTTTAAATAGGAGTTCTTTACAAGGATTAGGGGTTGCCGCAGAAAACGCAGTATCGAGAAGAATGCAATACGAAAGAGATAGAACAGCTTATAAAAATGCTAGAACTAACATGCTAACTAATATTATAAGTGCCCCTTTACAATTTTTTTCTGATATACGTTTGAAGAAAGATATTACCTTTAGTCATAAAGAAGGTAACTACAATGTTTACACTTGGGAATGGAACGAAGAAGCTATAAAATTAGGTGCCGGGGACTTACCTAAATATGGAGTTCTTGCACAAGAGGTAGTAGATGAAAAACCAGAGGCGGTTACTACACATGGCTCTGGGTACTTAATGGTTAATTACGGGAAGTTATAATGGCTAGATTAAATCCAGACGGTTCTTTTACCCCACAGAGTCAATTAGGTTTTGGAGAAAAACTAGGGCAACTATTTGGTACTGAAAATTTTACAAATCCAAAAGAAGCTCGAAATATTACTGATACAGAAATGCAAGAAATGATGTTTGCTACTGTAGATGCTGATCGAGCTGCAGAAGAAATGTTTGAAGAGTATCAAAAGACTGGAGCAGATCCGCAAGGATATAGAAGTAATATAACTGGGATGAACTTTGGTGATTGGTATGCAGGTCGTCAACAGCGTAAAAAAGACGGAACCGTTGATTTTATGAAAGATATTGCTCCAGTATTGAGTGATAACCTTTTAGATAGAAGGCACCCAGATTTATTTAGAGAGGTTTTAAAACAATCTGGAAATGAAGATTTTAAAAGAATAAGTGTATCCGACTTACTTAATTCTGGACAATTTATTAATGGTGAAGCATATTTTGATCCGAGGGTTATAACCATGGAACCTGGTGAAGGTGGAACTTTTAAAGTTAGAGAGAACGCTGTTACCTCTGATGGAGCAAATGAAAGGGATGGGGGTCAATCTTTAGAGGGCCTAATTACCTCTGGTGATATAACCGCAGCCTATGATGTAAAAGTTGCAAATTTAGAATCGATGTCACCTGGGTCTGCGTTAGGTAGGAACTTAATTAATAAACTAAGAAGTTTAAATTTAGACCCTTCAGACTTATCTAATCTTTATCAAGATGCTGCCAACCCTAGTGTAAGTAGACAAAGAACTTTAGAAATTATAGATGAAATAGGTGCTAAATATTCTGAAGCAGAAAGAGAAAAAGCAGCTGAAGCGGATGCGGTATCAATCAATACCCTTGGCGCCGGTACAGATTCTGTAACTCAACAGTGGAGGCAGATTAGCGAAGGTACAGAGGACTATGAGGAAGCCTTTTCAAAATTTATGGAGTCTGGTCAGGTTCTTGAAGTCGACCCTAACAAATTCAGTAAAAAGGGCTTTTTAGTAGACGGCGAAAATTTAAAAGGAGCGGCTTTAATAGAGAACTTAAGAAAAGCAAAAGGGTATTTGACTGGAGAACTTTCTCGACCTGCTTCTTTACAAAGTCCGTACGATATAGCGACGGGCCTTTCTTTTTTTGGTGCTTCTGCTGATAATACTGCACTTACTGCTACTCAGTATGCCCAAAAGGCAGATAGAGTAAGAAAAGAGCTTTTAGGAAAAGACTTTACTATAAATGACGTAGAATCGCTTTTTACTGAAGCACAGTGGAATAGTCTTAGCGAGCCTCAAAAGAAAGAAGCATTTGCCCTTATTGGAGAAATGTCTACAAAAAATATTTCTACTTTAGTTGAGACTAAATTAGCGGAAATTCAACCCGGTGGTGCAGGTCTTGATACAGAACAAGCTAGAACAGTAATTAAAAATAATAGAAACTATAGAGAGTTCTTTAATACAGGAACAAATTTAAAAAACATAAATGCTATGTTCAAAGACCCTGAAATTAAAGCAGACTTTGAAAGTTTAAGCCCACAAGAGTTTGCTACTAAATATAGTGTTGATGGAAAATTAGATACAAAAAGGCTTGTTGGTAATAATTTAAGTAATGCAGCTAAAGCTACCTTAAATGATGTTATATCAAAAGAAAATTTAGCAGAGTTTAAAGTTCTTGCGGAGAACAACGATATTGAGGGTATTAGAAAGCTAGTAAGCACAATTAATATTTCAGAAAAACAACAAGCGCTTTTAACAAAAGAGCTAACAGATACGGCTGGAGACCTTAGACAACTTAGTACAACTGAAAGAAACAGAGACCTTGCACAACAATATATTATGGCTGCTCTTGCTACAGCAAGATCTGACGCTCCTATATATGGTTTTCTAAAAGATATTAGTATTGGTGAATACGCAACAACTGGTTTATTTAATAGTAAAGGAGCAGCGAATGCTAAGGATGCGGCGAACATAGAAGCATCCCTAAGATCTTCAATCCCAGAGTTTGAGTTTTCTCAACCTTTCTCCGATGCATATTCCGAGTTAAGAGATATTAACAAAGAGTACCGTACCGATAAGCTTAAAAGCCCTGAAATAAAATGGCAAGAGGCTACTAAAGCTTTAGCTAACATGAAGGCGCAAATGGGTCTGGGTAACGCGGCACAACAAGTGGCTATGAGGACAGCTTATGGACAAGAAGTTATTAATACCTTAAAAGAATTTGCTGCAAGTGTAGAACCAAGTCTTTGGGATGAAATTACTACTCTTACTTTTGCTGAAGGCGGACAGTTTAAACTTTTTGGTAACGAAGTAGACGCAATAGCAGAACGTGACATAAATGGAAAAATTACAGGATTAAGAGTTGGTGATACAGTGATAACTATAAACGAGATGAGGGGACAGTTCTCTCCAGAATTTATAAATGCATTTGTTGCTGCAGGTGATAGGGCAAACAGAAAACAACCTTCGAAGAACAGGTAGACATGTCTGATAATTTAGCAGACGCAATTTTTGGGACTCCTGAAGAGGTTGCGGCACAAGAAGAAAGAGTTGATAAAGAGCTACTCCGACAAGAATCGGAGCGTGTATCTCCTATTGATACTCCGTTACGTGAAGACATAGATGCTTCTCCTCAAACTACCGGTGAGATTTTTAGTACAGCTGTACGTGGTGGTGGTGCTCAGTTATCAGCTGATATTAATAGATTTCAGGGACTCGGCCAAATGTTATTTGGTTTTGATGAAGCAGCTCAAAAGAATTTAGAGATTGCAGAAACTTACGATGCTATATCAGGCGACCTGTTAAATCAAATACAACCCTTTGAAGATTTTCTTGAAGAACCTACTCTTGGTGGTTTTTTTACTCAAGTAACAAAAGCTTTAGGTCAATTTACTCCTATGATGGTAAGTTCACTTAGTTCCGGTTTAGCTGGGGCTGGTGTTGGTATGTTAGCAAAATTTGGGGCTAGGACTTTTACTAAAAAACCTCTAGACCTGTTGTTAAAAGAGGCAATTAAGAAAAAAGACAAAGGTCTTAAACTTACTCCGGAAGAAGCAGTATTGATACACGAAGGCCTTGGGTATGCAAAATGGGCAAAACGTGGTGGTATTACAGGAGCGTTTGGTCAAGAATACGTGGTAGGTAGCTCTCAGTCCGCCTCTGAATTCCAAGAAGCCGGTATAGAGTTAACTCCTGCTGAAGCGGCACAGGCAGCATTATTAGGTATTCCACAGGCAGTATTAGGCACTGCCTCTGAAACTATTTTTGCTAATGCTTTTTTAAAAGCCTCTTTGAAAAAAAGTCCTTTAGTTGCTTTAGATAGAAAAGCACAAACTTTTGGAGTACAGAACTTAACAAAAAATGAAAAAAAGGCTTACGCTATTTTTCAAAAGAAAATTAATAAAAAAGAACTAACTGAAAAAGAACAAGCCTTTTTAGATTTATATTCTGGACCAAAAAAGAATATTTTCTCTTCTGCTATCAGAGAGATAGGAAAAGGTTTTATTGCGTCAGGTGCCGTTGAAGGTGTTACTGAGGTAGGCCAAGAAGGTTTAGGTATAGCCCAAAGGTTTGCGATTGACCCTACGTATACTAATGAAGAAGCTAAGTTAAGGTTAGCTGAAGCTGCTTTTGCTGGATTTTTTGCTGGAGGTGCTCGAGGGGCAGTCGGAGGGGCAGTAAGCCCAATTATAAGTAAAGCTACCGATGCTCTGGCAAGAGGTAAAGCTGATGCTGTCGATTACCAAGCACAAATAATAAATGAAGCGGGTAATACTGATGCTTTAGAAAAAACTATTGAAACAGTCCAAGCTGAAGTTGGATCTCCAAAACAAGTTATATTTCTACCCCAATCGAGAGTTGAGACTTATCAAGATATGTACCCAGAGGTAAATTTTGGAGATAGGACTGTAGCTGTACCGTATAAAGGTGGAGTAGTAGTTGGTACTCCAGAGGCGATGAAGAAAGCTAATAATTTATTCCAAGCAAATATTTCGGCTGACGACGCAAATGTCATAAGTGATGAAGAAAAAACAAGAAGAAATGTAGCGTTTAGAGATGCAGTAATTGAAGCTTTGGATGGTGAAGAACTTAGTGATGTAGTAGACAATGCTACTCACACAATTAAAGTTTTTAATGCTGATGGGCGTATTATTGCCACCAAAGAAGTTAATCAATTTCAAATACAAGAAGAAAGAACTAAACTCCAAGATAAATATCCGGGAGCTAACGTAAGAGTATTTGCGACAGCTGACTTAGATATAAATAATATGAACTTTGAAGATGAGCCATCTTTAGATGAGATAGATGTAACAGAAGCGTTTGATAATAATGAAGGAGATTCTGCTGCTTTGTCTGGGTTAAGTCCTTTTGAAGTATATAAACTAGCTCAAGAAGAATCGCAAAAAACAGGTGAACCAATTGAAGAGGTTCTTGAAAGATTATCAGAACAGCAGAGCGGAGGGTTGTTTGGTGCTCAATTAGAAGACGCTAGATTAACTGCACAACCCGAAGTACTGCTACGTGCTGAAACGGAACTACAACAATTAAAAAAACTTGAAAAAGAAGGGGGGTTGACCCTTTCTCAAAAAAGAAGATTAGATAAATTAAAAAAAGGTGGAGATAAAAAAACAAAGGGAAAAGTTGTAAGAACTGATGCTAGAAAATATAAAAAAACAACTTACCAACCAAAAGTAAATGAAGAAACAGGAGAGTTTTCTACTGAAGACCAAGAGTTAATAGATTTACGTCAAAGGTATCTTGACTCTCTTACTGAACAAGAAAGAACAGAGTTAGGAATTACAGATATAAATTCTCCTAGAATGCAGACGTATAGTAGAAGTTTATTAAGAGAATACTTTAGGCAACGAGATAGCCGAGCTGGTACAGACCCAAATATTGGACCTGATTTAACAATTATCCAAGATCCCGACGATGCCAATGCTTATGTTTTTGGTACTTTTGAATCACAAACTGTAGAAGCTAAAGCTTTGGATTTAGTTGAAACGGCAGTTATAGAAGGTTTTAAATTTTTATCTACAACAGGTGGTGGTGAAGTATCACAGGCTAGTTCTTATTTTAAAATAAGAGTTAGAAATGCAGAAGCGGGTGCCACTCTAGGGTACGGAGATAAAGAAGTTAATTTTGCTGGAAATGATGTGTCTGTCAATTTATACACTTTATTAACTCAAGCAGTAAAAATCTTCCCTCAAATAAAACAAGATTTTAATATGAGTATAGAAGAGCTTTTGGAAAGTGTAGGAGGTAATAGAACTAGAGCTTATAACATTGCTTTGGCAACTATGGTGCCCGAAATTTTTGCGGAGCTTAAAAAGTATGGGTTTGAAGTGGTTATGAAGGAAGACCTCTACTCGCCAATGACTAATGAAACAAAACTCATAAGCACCGAAGGTCAAAATTTGGCAGATGTACCGATGTTTTATAGAAGAATAGACCCAAGTAAACCTGCACAATTACTTAGTCCACTTGAACTACAACAATTTTCTTTAACTGGATCGATAGAAGCGAGAGAGGTAAGTTCCTTAGAACTTCAAAAATACTTAGATATTTTAAAAGATGTAAAACAAGAACTAGGTGGAATAGGGTTTGCTACTACAGTTGGAATATATGTTGATAAAGCTGACATAAACGCTCTTGCTAATAGTCTAGCTCGTAAAAGATATATAGAAGAAGGTGGTAGTGAGTCTTTATTTACCATACCTACAAGGGGTATTAAAAGTTTAACCAGCATGTTGGATAAGTTAGCAGACTTAGAAGCAGAGATAGCGCCGATTAGCCAACTATACGCAAATTTAAACACTCAAATAAACAATCGTGGTATATCCGAAAAAGAACGTGAAAGTTTAATTAAACGACAGGAATCAATCGGTAAACAGTTAAAAACGTTAGAGTACGAGTACAACAATTTACAATATGAGTTGAACACCGAGTTTGGAGATTTCAACAAAGTAGATGTAGAAAAACCTCTCGGTGAAGATCAAGCTATGAGAGAAGCTGTCGGGGAGGACCAAGATTTTCAAGGTCCTTTAGGAGCGCAACCCCCACAAAAAACTATTGGATTTCCTCCAATTAGATATTCAGTACCTCAATATAAAGATGGTAAGAAAATTTTTGTAACAAAATCTAAAGATTTAGTTTTACCGGGAACTCCTGCACAAAAAGAAAAACGTTATCCTTTAACTCCAAACGAAGTGAGTTTACGAGGGGATGCAAGGTTTGAAAGTGCTAGGTTGTCTCCACCCCCAATTGATTCGTCTTTGGAAAGAGACCCTGTAAGTTTACAAAGACAAGCGCAAGCAGCGGAAGAGCAACAAAAAATGCGTTTAAGACTAGAAAAAGAGGAACAACCTAGAAAGGATCGAAAAAAACAAGCAGCTTTATTGAAGAAAGTACAAGACGGTAAAACTTTAACAGCAGCAGAACAAAGTACTTTAGATAGATTAAATGCAAAAACACCATTAAAAAGAATAATATCAGGTGGGCAAGTTGGTGCTGACCAGTTCTTTCTTTATATGGCAAAAGCGATGGGTTTAGAAACTGGTGGTACTGCTCCAGAAGGTTTTCAAGTAGAAGGTGGAGTAAGTCTTTCTTTAGATATTCAGTTTAATGTAGCAGAAGGGCAAGGATTAGATTATCGAGGAAGAACTAGAAAAAACGTTGAAGATTCTGACGGTACTATTATTTTGACTAAAGAAGATGGGTCACTCGGCCGCGGCTCTCAACTAACCGTTAAGTTTGCTGAAGAACTTGGTAAACCTTTTTTAATTGTTAGTCCCGGAACTTCAGCAGCGACAATAACCAACTTTATAAGAGATAACAATATAGAAGTTTTAAACGGCGCAGGTTCAAGAGCTTCTCTTTATAACATGGAGAAACCTCGTAGAGTTCCTTTGGAAAGTATAGGAGATACTGTAGAACAAACAGATTTAGGTAACAAAATGCTAATGGATATTTTTCCGCAGTTAGCACAAGGAATAATCCTAGCGCAACCTCCTGTAAAACTTAAAGGGCAAGAAGACGCAGCGTACAAAGGAACACCTGTATTTAATACTCTATTTGAAACCGATCCAGACGCAATAGACATGGAGTTGGGAGAAATAAAAGTAAGCCAAGGGATTGCAAATATTTTTGATATTAAAGACCCAAAATTTACTAAAGATGTAGGCGATAGTTCTGGTGAACGTCTTATTAGTGAGCTATCTAAAAAAATGAAAGGTTTTGGAGTAACGACAAAAGTGTTCGTTTTAGGTATAGATGACGAAGTTAATTTTCCAACCGACCTAAAAGATTGGTTAGGTAGACCTTTAAATGTAATAATTAGGAAAATGCAGAACGATAACAGAGCTGCGGGCCAACCTGCATCTGTTTTGAGTGTAATGCATGACGACGGGCCACTTGCAGGATTACCTAAATATGCGTTTGTAGTTCTTAATCCAGATTCTGCTTTTATAGAAAATCAATTAGAAACTCAAGACCCACTTGTCCAAAATGCTGCTAAAAATACTTTTATGACTTATGCACTTGCACATGAACTAGGGCATGTATTATTTAAGTTTGAGAGTGCAAGACTTGGACTTGGTAGATTTCAATTTTATAACGCTACTGGAGACCAAGAGTTCATAGACAAGGAGTCCAGAGCCATTGCAGAAGAACTTGGGGTTACCGAAGCAGATTTTAAAAAAGGAGAAGTTTTGTACCAAGCTTACCTAGAGGATTCTGTAGAGTTATTGCGTAGAGAAATACAAGACGAACCTGGATATAACTATGAAAGCAGAGAGTTTCCATTTGAAGAGTGGTATGCAGATAAAGCAAGCGCATTTTTATTAGAACAAGAAGGAACAGTTAAAGAGAATTTACCTAGAGAAATTGCCATAGAAAGAACACCTGTAAATATTTATGCTGGCGCAAATCAAAATACCGACTTAAGTAATCTTAAGGCACGTCCATTTAGATTTAGAGTTACTGGAGTAGTAGAGGGCGGAGAAAAGTATGATAGAAAAACATTTTCAAGGTTTTCTAAACCTACTAATGAAAATACTGGTGTTCAGTTTCAAAGTGTTGAGCATGCTTATCAGACTCTTAAGTCAGGCAAGTTTGATGAAAAAATTTACAACAACCCACGTTGGGGAACTGGTAATGTAAAAATTAAAGGTTTCTTAAAAGAAAATAGAGCTACTAATCTTAAGTTAATGAAAGATTTAATTAGGGCTTCTTTAGAACAAAATGTTGACCATAGAAAAGCTTTGTTAGATACAGGTAATAGAAAAATAACACATACTCAAGATAATACTATTTGGAAAGAACAATTACCTAAAACCCTTATGGAATTACGAAGGGAGTTTGTAGGTTTAGAAAATAGAAATAAAAAAACTGTACGTTCTTACTTTACCGCCTTAGCAAGAAAAGTGCGCGTTTTATTTAATACCGTAAGAGAATTTCAAAAAGGTAGGCTTGACACAAATCCAGTATTTAACGATTATGCTTTTGGGGTAATAGAAGCAGTTAAACGAGGTCTTAATAGAGAGAATGTAGGTATATCGGTTACCGAGTCTAAAGATATTGATAATTGGGTCCAAGGCAGTGCTGATATTGTACAAAAAGCAGTAGGTAAAAAGAATGCTACTCGTTTTGAAGCTATAATTAGGAAAATTTTAAAAAGCGAAGCAGCTAATGATATTTACAAATTCTTAGTGTACATTTTAGCTCCAGCAGATAACTTTTTACGTTTAGTATCTCCAGAACTTGGTAAAGCTCTTTACTCTAGATCTCAAACTGTAGAAGCGACCGGTTTCTTTAACTACCACCCTGTAGTGCAGTACAGATACATTAATGATTTTTATAAAATTTTTAATATTACTAAAGATCCAACTACGCAAGATTTAGAAAATATAGATAATATTTTAGAGGGAGCTGAACAACTAGCTGCTCTGCCATTAGCAGAAAGACCTAATGCAGCGAATAACCTTGTAGTAATAGATAAAGATGGTAACTCTGTGCAAGTAGATGGAGGTAAAGCCTTAGATGTTCTTAAGTACTTTGAGAAGTTTTATGATGATTATCTTTTACCTAATGAAATAAATCCTAAAAAACCTAAAGTTCAAAAAAATATAACTTTCTTTACTAGGCAGTTTGACATAGCTAAGTTAGCTGCAGAACCCGAAGCAAGAGAAGCTTTAGTAAAAGTTTTGAAAAAATACAACCCTAAATCCACTACAGAAGAATTAAGAAATGCAGTAGATAAAATGGTTTTGTATGATGAAAGTCTTGATGCTATAGAAGCAGAAGGAGCTGCAGACTTATCTATTGGTATGCAAAAAGATAGACGACCTCTTTTTATAAACATCACCAACAACGCTGACTTACGTAACATAGAAGGTATTGGTGATTTAATTATTCCTGCGCACCATGCAGTCCGAAAATATATTTCTGAGAATGTTAAAAAAATAGAATTTAAGAAAAAAGTTCGTGTAAAAATAACTAAAAAAGATATTGCAAATAATTCAAACCAATTAGATAAAAAACAAGAAGGTGTAATTTATTTTGGTCCTAGAGCAGCAGAAATTTTAATTAATCGAATAGACAACGATAGAGATAGAGGACGCGCAAGAAAAGCAGTCCAAGCTATGTTAGGAAGGGCAGGTATGAATATGCCCGGTTGGTTAAGGACTGTACAAAGTTATCTATTGGCTTTAAATGTCATGACATACTTAACTTTTGCCACTGTTGCTTCTTTACCAGATTTAGCTGGCCCAGCATTACGATCCAAAGAAATGAGTATTTTTAGTAGTACTTTTATAAACTCAGTAAAAGATACTTGGGCAAATAGAAAAGAGTTAGAACAGTTTGCGCGTGATGTAGGTGTGATTGGCTTTGATTCTATTTCACAAATGTATATTAATGCTGGAGAGTTAGGCTACATGACGGAAGGAACAAAATACTACACTCAACAGTTTTTTAAATTTACCGGACTAGAATGGTACACAAGATTTACAAGAATTTTTGCTGCTGGTATGGGTCGACAGTTTCTTATTAAGCATGCTAATGACAACTCTGCTAAATCAAAAGCTTATTTAGCTGAACTACAAGTTACACCTGAACAAATAAAAGCAGCGCAAGACTCTGATTGGGATTTTAGCGACCCTCAGCATAGAGAAGTGCAAGATGCGATAGCTAGATTTACCGAAGAGTCGGTTGTACGTCCGAATGCTGCAGAAAGACCAGGTTGGGCTTCTAACCCATACACAGCTTTGATATTTCAACTTAAATCATTCTTCTACGCGTATGGTAAGAATATTATAGGTGGTGTAATTAGAAATGTTCAAAGTACGTATGGTCGGGAAGGTAGAATACCTGCTGCTGCGTTACCTGCAGTTTTAGCCCTTACTTCACTATTACCATTAGCAATGGTAGGTATGGAACTACGTGAGCTATTAAAATTTTTACTTTCTCCTCTTTCAGGAACAGTAGACTTTAACTCAAACACTGAGGCAGGTGTTTTTGATTTTAGTAAATTTAGAACAAATAACATGGGCTATGGTGAGTATTTACTAGAGGCTGCTGACCGTTCTGGAGCATTTGGAGCATGGACTATGTTGTTTCCTATGTTTGAAGCGGGGAGATTTGGAGATGAGTTCTACACAAGTCTACTAGGCCCAAGTGCACAGAGATTAGAAGATTTAATAAAAGGTGACGCTCAATTTAAAGATTACCAACCCTTCGCGGGCGCATTTTAATAATATATAATGAGGTAAATTATGGCTTATTCATCAACAGTAAAATTAGTAGTAGGTGATACTCTACCTGAGTTGAACTTTACACTAAAAGACAGTAATACCGCAGCTGCTGGCAAAACGTTGGACGCCGATGATAGTACAACATGGGCAGCAATAAATCTATCCGGTAGCACCGTACGTTTTAGAATACGTGAAGTAGGATCTACTTCTGTGTTAAGTACAATTACTGCTACGATTACGAGTGCTGCAAATGGACAGGTTACAGTAGCTTTCCCTAACTCTACATGGACAACTGCGGGTACTTTTGAAGGTGAGATAGAACACACAACTAGTGGTGGTGGTGTGCAAACAGTACAAGATTTAATAAAATTCCAAGTGCGTGATGACTTTGATTAATGGCATTACGAGCAATATTATCTCATTCTAAGCTACGCGCTGTTGTAGATACTGACT